GCCATTTACACTGCGAATACCTCTAACATCGGTTTCTACATTATAACCATCATTGTATTCATTAGGCTGTAGATTGGTGCTGGGCACATCAGGAGTAAAACTCATGTTGGCAAACGGCGTTCTAATTGATTTCATTGGCATTGTTTATTCCTTAAACTGCACTATTATCATTTACATAACTCCAGCGTGCATTGGTAGTATCCCAAAATGCTATACGTCCGCCGGGCGTGGCATCATAGACTGCGGCCTGGTAACCTATTTGACCAGTTTGTGCTCTTAATACGGTAGCAGTATATTGTGGTAATGCAAAAAAAGCACCATTTAGCTGTAGTGAATATGGGCTATTAACAACGACATTACTGTTAAATGTTGTTGTAGCATTGTTTAAACCAGAACCAATAGTAGTGTTGGCACCAATTACGACTGTAGAAGTGCCACTAGTTGAAGCAATAGTAACGTTGCTGGCATTTAAATAAATGTTACCAACTGTGCCTGCAGGTCCAACAAGTAAATTACCACTGGTCTGTATCACTGTGTTAGGATCTTCATTTAATATTGCATAGGCATTTTTAGTTGGTCCAGCAGTGGAATTAATTGTTCCAGCCCAGCCCGAATAGGTATGCAAACCAACAGCATTGGTTATCTGTAAAGCAGCAGTTGAACTAAGAGATCCAGCAAACAAACGTGCATACTGAATATTGGCTTTGGCGCCACTATTGGTAGCGTTGGTTGCAATCTGGGACCAAACACCAGTGCCATATTGAACCTGAATATTGCCATTGGTCTGTGGCACTATATTTACAATATTGTGAGTTCCTAAAAGGGCACCAATGTTACCAGTGCCGATTACACTGCCTATATTTTGTGTTGCAGTTGCTATTGTTTGACCCTGTGACGTAGAGTTTAAATTACCCCAGGTGTAACCATTTAGATTAACTTCTTGAATCGCAACTAATGCACGCACACGATCTGTAGTGGTCATAGAATTGGCAGTGACCGGCCAGACCGAATTATAAACTGTTTGTAATGCAGAAGTTCGGGCATTATTATTTTGGTAAGAACTCTGCAGACCAATATTACCAGTAAAGGCCATACCAAATGTAATACCACCATTATTTTGATTACTACTGTAAGCACCTGCTGGCTGTAATACACCACTGTTATAGACTGGCACATTGGCAAGGAAGTTACTGTAATAATTACCCGGTATTGTAGTGCTGGCATTACTTAGAGGATAAGCATTGGCAAAAATGCGTTCATTGACTGAATCGTATAAGACATTACCAGCTAGGTTACCACTGAATGCAGGTCCTGCTGAGCCACCTGAACTATAGGCTGTGCCATTTGACCAAAACACACCATTGGTGGTTATTAAGTTGCCCACTGTGCTGGTGCCGGTAACAACCGCAGTGCCAAACGAACCTGTGCCAACTGTGGACATATTACCACCAACAATGTTGCCGGCGATATTGGCATAACCACTGCCAGTTAGATTTAACAGACTGCTGATATTGCCACCGCCCATGCTAATACCGGTGCTGCCCCAGCTGGCATAACTAGGAATGTAACCATGACGATCCCAGGTGCCATTGGCAGTGCCATTGGCTAATAGCTCAAATAAGATCAATGCTCCTGGAGCAATTTGTCCTAACAAAGCACCGGTGCTGTAATATACGTTGATTGTGCCGGCACTGTTATTGTTGAATAAAAATTGTAGGCCAGGTGTTAAACCTGTGGCATCTGGCAGTATAAATCCCTGATTGCCTGAACCAGCTGAAACTATCTGATTACTGTTTGATTGTGCTGTGAGTGTGATATTGCTGGCACTGCTGACTGTGGTAGTGACATTACTGATAAAATTATTGGCTGTAATTAAACTGCCAACAATATTGCCACTGGTAGCAATAGAATTTGATCCGAAACTGCTGAGTAAGGTAGCGACATTACTGTCACCATAACTATTACCACCGCCGGTGTTGGTAATAGTCACTACTCCAGTGCCGCCACCGGGACTGATGCTGATACCTGAACCAGCAACAATTTGTGTAACACCCGAACCTGAACCTGAACCGTATGGTTGTCCATTTCCTTTCCAGAATACACCAGTTGTGGTATATAGACCACTAGCTGATAAAATACTACCATAGGTAGTATTAATATCATTATCAACTGTAAGATATCCTATAGGTAATCGAGCACTTAAAACACTATTGTAGCCAGTATTTCTAGATATTGTAACATTGCCAGTATAAAAATTAACGCCGCCGCCTGCACCTATAAAATTCATATATCCATTACTACCAGCTTGAAATTGTATGTATGAATTGTCCTGAATTGTGCTGCTTCCAGTGCTGGTCCCAAGAGTTAGTAATGCCTGTCTGCCACCACCTCCATATGCATTATTGGCCAAAATTGTTATTTCAGGATTAAAAGACCCTAAAGTATCTGCATATATGTAAACATTACCTGGTGCTGAAGTTGAACTAGATATATTAATGTAGGCATTATTTGATCCGATAGAACCATTATAGTTTGGCAAAAAGGCCGACACATTGGCATTGCTGTAGGTATTGGCCTGTAGGTTAGATAAAGCAAGGTTAGTCACTGTTTCAAAACTGCCTAGGTTGGCATTGATACTGTTGATCTGATTGCTCTGTATTGTGTTGGCAGTGACTATGGCCGCATTGGCAGCACTAACATTGGCATTGATAGTGGTTACTTCGCTGTTTAAAGTGTCAATCTGTGCCTGTTGCTGACCAATATTGGCATTTAGGTTGCTGATAGTTGGATCGGTATTAGATGATATATAAGCTGCTACATTGGTATTACTGTAGGTGCCAGAAATACCAGTAAAAATACTTTGACCATTGGCAAATAAGAAATGATTACTGATTAGGTTTGTGGCCTGTATATTACCAGTGGTATTGATTGTGGCTGTGGTCAGATAGGCAATCACATTGGCATTACCATAACTGCCAGTGCCGGTTACTGTGGTGATTGTGGTAATACGACCATCTGCACCTACTGTGATTACCGGAATGTCTGAACCATCGCCATAGGTGCCGGCTGCAACACCTGATGGTAATACCACAGCAGTAACGTCTTGATTGACATTGACCAGTTCAAATCCAATGCTGGCTGAATTGGCTAATAAATTATATAAAGTCTGTGCTGAATTAAAAATATTAACATTGCTAGACAGCTGATATAGACCAGTGGTATTGTTTACTGAAATATTACTGCTGTTGCCTGAGAAGCCGTATAATGATGGCATTGATTAGTCCTTATCTTGTGGTGTAGCGTCTATCTTTACGCGGTTGGAAGATAGAAGTCAATCTGGTATGGCCACCTTGCCATTTTCCTTTGTTGTTTTGATCTTCAACTGTGTCCCAACCAAGATTAAATTTCTGCAACCAATAGGCAGCATCATCTGGCATTTTACGTTTGAGATAGTAGTTGTGTAGTGTGCCATAAACATAACCTTCTGGCCATGACTGCAACACCACATTGTTTAATACTGGGGTTACGTTGTCAGCTTCTAGGCTGAACAACAATGGCCAAGTGGTATAATAATACATGTTGATTTGATCACCTTGTGTAAGGCCTGGTAGGAATTCATAAAATTCTCCAACTTCACCAAACTTGCCACGATAGACCTGTGGAATGTTAATTGGTTTAAGATATAGATTTTCAACCATTTGATCTGTAATAATATCACGATCACCAATACGATCATAGACAATCCAAGGACCCGAACCAGTTGCACCATTGGCAGTTGCACCCGGACCTTGATTAAAAAACAAAATAGGTCTATTCATATCGGCCGGAATAGGCACGTATCCACTGGCGTTGGCTGTGCCGAATGTGGTATATGGATTGGTTCTTAGGGCAGGTAATTCAATATTACGCATCATAAATTCAGCAAGATAGATACACTGTTTAATTTCGGTGTCGTTACTGGAACCTGTAAAGGCTTCTACATAACTTACTAAACTATTAGCGTCAGAGATTTGGGTTGACATTAGGTTTTTCCTACAAAAGTAGCACCACTAAAAAATTTTTGACTATCTACGGGTGCTGGATATGGCACATCAACTGGTATTGGCAATCGGCCATTTGGGTAACAGACAAAAGCATTATATTCTCGTTCCACCACACGATAGAACTGTGCTTTCAGTGTGCGATCGCGTTTGATAGCTGCCCAAGGCATGCCACCAAAATATCGATTTGATATTTCAAATGCTATAACTTCTGGTAATTCCATCCATTTATAACTGAGTGTGCCATCGGGCGTTAAAGGTGCCAGTGGATCTAACCAACCAGCTTCGGCTTTGGCACGATATTCTTTACAGTGTTGTTGTATAGCCGGAATATTAAATTGTTCGCGTGTCATAAAAGTTTTGCCATGGTCTCGACCTGTGGTAACTTTTATATTACGACTTAGATTAAAATCAGTTCTAGTCCAATCGTTTTTAAGTGTGTTGTATAATCGATCATTTTGCAACAGTCGATCAGCAACACCATTTTCTGTGGTAGCTAGACCACCTCGATCCCAACGATGAGCATCTTCATCAAACTCGGGATCAGGCCCATCTAGATAGCTTTTATCTTGGTAATTTGCAAATTCGTCAGAGGAGTTAAAATTATTCATACAAGTATTTACCTGTAAAGAAAAAGGCCCCGAAGGGCCTTGTTCCAGATTCTAATTTTATTAAAATCAGAAGCTGTTGTTGTCCCAGGCATTCAAACGTTGAACATAAGTTGTTGAACGCAATGAACCTGAAGCACCAGTGCTTGGGTTTACACCAACATATGAGCCTAATGGGCTAATATCGTGTAAAACTGCAACACCAGCTGGGTTACGCACGATCAAAGTTCCTTCTAAGATGAACTGATCTAGTGATGCGTCTGCATTACTAAACACTTCATTGTTAGGACCTAGATCACGCAAACTACCCCATTGTAGAACTTCTTCATTCAAGAAGTAGATCTGATTACCTACACCAACTTGATCCATAATCCAGCTATCAAAAATCTCATATGTGTAGTTAAAGTCGCCTTCATATGTAGCAATAGTGTCGCCACGCTCTGAATTTACACGGTTGATACTTCTTGATGTTGGCATTGTATCACTTAGGTGTGTTCTTAGGCTTGTTGGGCAAACGATAGTGCGGATTTTCGCATTGAAACGTTGCTCAGCTGTAGTTACCAATTGCTTATACAAGCTAGGAGCAAATTGCTGTAGGCTTGATGTATAAGAATAGAAACTTGAACCTAGGTATTCACCATTGTTAGTAGGAGTTGCTAGAGTTGAAGCAACAGAACCACCGATTGTTAATACGTTTGCTGCACCAACTACTGGTGTATCAGCTGTTTCGCTGTTATACACTGTATAGAATGGACTTGCATTACTTGGGTTAAAGCTGTGTGTGCCAGCAAATGCATTCAAACTACCCATACGACGACCAGTTTGTGGACCGTATGTGGTTGTTGAACCGCTGACAGGAACCACTGGAGGTGTGCTTGATGGAGCAGTTACGCTGGAGTATGAAACATACTGAACGTTACCACCTTGGTTACCAGTTACGTTAGAAACGAATGTATAACCAGCAACACCAGCATTACCTGTTAAGGTGCCTGTGTTAATGTTTGTAGTTGTTCCAACTACGTTACCAGCAAAACCCACTGCTGAACCAGCTTGACCAGAATATTTTGTTCCGATTTGGTCGTTACGAACGATCTGTGCTTCAACGTCAAACATTAATTCGATTAACTGCTTGACTTCTTGATAGGCCTGTGGATCTCCACCAGATTGTTCAACAGCACGTGCTGTTCCTGTTGCACCAACTACTGTGCTGAAAATCTGAGTATAGTTACCCAAGTTAGCACGTGATTGTGATTCAACTAGAGCAGAGCTAACTGCTTGACCTTCTTGGTTAGCCTGAATCTGTGGTAAACGATATACGTCGTTAGTCCATAGAGGTAAAGTGCTAACAACTTTACGCTTTTTAGCCATACACATGTTTAATACAGGTGTGTCATCCTTAACGCGGTTTGATACGTCTAAATCTAAATCCTTAACAACGATATCAGTTTGATATGATCCTGTGCCGTTGCCAATGACTGCGGTTGAGTTATAACCTTGAGCTGCCATAATATTTCTCCTTTAAATTGGCGTTTTTTATCTACTGTTACGTGCCGCTCTTAGAGCTGACAGTTGTGCAACTAGTAGATTATCTGCGGCTTTTTTATCGCCGCTCCTGGCTTGTTCGCGAAGTTTGCTGACATCATCCTGACCGCGACCGTTAGTGAGTGATCCAGCTGTTCTTTTTGTGGTTAAGGCAGCAATACTGTTGCCGGCTGCACGTGCTCGTGGTCGATCTCTATACTTTAATCCATCTCGTAACAAACTTAATATGTGTTCATCACTGGAAATTAAGTCGATATTATCAACTCCAGGCACCAATTGGCTTCGGGCTCCTGTCCAATCCTTGGCTACTTTTTCTCGCACTTCGTTATAGATTGCACTATTACGTAGTTCTTTGTCTTGAAAATTTCGACGATTATTTTCAAGCACTCCCGAGACCTGCTGACGACGAATATCATAAAATTGATCTATGTTGGGCTTTAAAGTATTAACCAACGCTGATTGTTGTGCAATGTAGCGTTCGTTCTGTTGCATACTTGCCTGTAATCGAGCCCGTTGTGCAGGATCGCCTGTGGCAGCCAACTGTTGTGCAAAGGTATTTTGATATCCTTGCGTTTTTATAATTTCATCGTAAGCCTTTTGTAACTGAGGTCTTACAGTAAACTCCATAGCCAATAAAAGACCATCTGTTTCGGCTCGTTTCGTTGACAAATATTCATCGAACTCGGCACGCTGTATCTTTAACTGTCTAGCATCTTCACTTATTGCTGCACCTTGGCCTAGAATACTGGCAGCTTTCTTTGCATCAATTTCGATTTCTTTGCCATTACGCTTGAATTTGAACTTGGCATTTGGATGCTGTTCGGCAAATTCTAAGAAATCAATAATTTCTGCATTGGACGAATTCGCAGTGCTTACAGGCTCGGCCTGGGCATCCTGATCATCGTTGCTGTCTGCATACTCTGCTTCTGGTTCTGCAACTTCTGGCTCATAAAAATTGGTATCGCTGTCGTCGTCGACTGCTTGACCGGGTGGTGCCACGGGGGCTTCTGCTTTTGCCTCGGCATCAGAACCCGTCCCAGGGGGTATAGTAGCGGCTACTTGGTTACGCATGGCGGCCATTTTTGCTGCTATTGCATCTAAACCTACACTGGCTTCTTTGACAGGGACCGTCTCGGCTACGAGATTAGGTGTGTCGGTGACTATGTTTTCCATAGTATCTCCTTTTGGTTAAACTGCGGGCCCTTACGGGTTACCGACTACATTCTTTATGCAACTTATAAAAAAGTTGCACACTAAATTCTTTTTTACAATCAATGCAACTACATCTTGGTTGTTTCCGACCTTTAAATTTTTGTCGGGATTCTTCTGACCATTTCCAACCAAACGTATGTTTCTCTAATCGTTTAATTCTCATTTTGGCTTTAGATTCTGGTGTATGTTGCTTACCAAGATTCGCTTGCCTTAAACTTTCTTTGTGTTGGTCTGTTTTAAACTTACCAACTATTCCTGACACATTACCATTTGCCATGTTATAGGATCTTTTATCCATAATAGCATTCGATACATCAAGAATATTAAATTCTAAATCTAGCATTTCTTCTGCTGTTCCAGTTGCTACTATAGTTCTTTCCCATTCATCTGGGTTGGCCTTAACGAGTGGCTCAACTACTTTACTGGAACAAATATATCCATCATCTGGACTACAGTTCTTTGCTGTCCTAC